CCTCATCGAAGGCCTCCGTTGCGCTTGGTTTCTTTAAGGTTTCTCTTGCGAAGTTGGCGTATTTTTTCTGTTTTAAAATGCCAGCTAGTTGTTCGTCAGTCATTGTTTTCTCCTTTGATAAAATTAATCCATCCCGCGACCGCAGCCAATAACAGGCAGGCGATAACGATGCTAATTGCTGATAGCACTATAAAATACGTCACAGTGCGCCGAGAATTGCGATTAGTAATTCGGCTAATTCTAACATTAGAATAAGCTCCCGATTATCAGCCAAATATATGCCGCAGCAAATATAGCTGCCAGCGCGAAGAAATTACCGATATGCTCTTTCATTTCTCTCCCCATTTCTTACGTAGTTTTAAAACGGCGGCGTCAAATTCCGCGATATTATCCTGGTGGACCAAAATACATTTATTACGGTATCCGGCTTTTTTCATCTTCGAAGAATACGCCTGTTGCGCCTTCTTCCGTTTAGCGATAGTTTCGGCTTTATTCTTCATGTTTTCGGCTCCAAGTAGATACGCCATCCCTCATCCATCCTGGCACTTGATATACCAAGATTGATATATGCGGCGGCTCTGGCGTAGCGTTTAACGTCGAGTGAATTTTGCACCCAGATAGTAGTATTCCGGGTCATGTTTTTGAGGTCTTGGATTTCCAAGGCGTATTTTTCCATGCCATAGTTGCTCATATCAATCTCCAAACATTTGGCTTATTACGGTGTCGATATGCGCCTTGGTGAAGTTGCGGCCCTTGGCATATGTTCTATATGCTTTTTCAGCGTCGATACGGTCCAGCTTCGCGCTTTCTCTCTTGGCGCTTTCTATCCACTTGATATTCGCGGCGCGGGTTTCCTTCCGCTTCTGTCGTAGATGGGCCAACCAGTTTGAAATCCGTATTTCATGTATTTTGGTGATTTTGATGGTTTTGCTGGCGTCAGCAACCCTTCCCATTTCTTCCAGCCTTTCGTCAGCGTCTTCTACCAATATACGGCTATATCTGTGGACTACCGGATGCGGCAATGAGGTCAGGTCCGTCCACCAATTCAATTTATTTTTCCGGTAACTCCTAACCCATGCATCTGATTTCGGTTTCATATCAAATTCCTCTGAGCTAATACCTTATAAGCAACGTCGATGATTGAAGGCCAGAAGCGCTGTTGGTTGTGATAGATAAACCAAGCCGTGGCGAGTTGTTTACCTGTCATCTGTTTCAACCTCCTCAATTGCTCGGTCGCAAATCAGGTTTTCTAGGCAGTTATAACTATCCGCCGTATCCTTGCGGCGGGTGCGGATATATAGGTCGTCAGGGTCAAAGTAAATATCTGTATTGGCGATGGTGCATTCGGTAATAACCACCTCGCCGCCTTCCTCCGGGTAGCAATCTTCGGGAGGGCCGTACAGCTTGGCCGGGACGATAGGCTCGACATCTGCTGTAATATCCAGCGGTACGCCGTTTTCTAATTCATATTGAAAAAAGACTTCAGTCATTTGCTTACTCCTCTATTTCTATTACTTGACGGAAACTCCAAAAATTTAATTTCTGCAACATCAGCCCCAAGTTTCATAGTGATTAAAGTGTTAAGATATTTCATAGTAATACAAAAACCTTTGGTCATTTTGACAAAGACAAAACCTTTTGATTCTACAAACTTTTTGACTTGAGAGATGTAGTCTTTGAAATCTTCATAGTCTTTTTCGTCTTGCCACCTGTCTTTCAAATACAGAAGCACATCGACATTTGATTCAAACATATCATTAACTAAATTTTGTGCTTTATTTGTCATTTTCTTTCTCCTCTATTCTATTTCATCCAAGGGATATCAAGCCTGATATCTTCTAGCCGCTTGACGGTTGCCCGTGCCGAGTTCTGGAGGCCGGTGGCCCCATCTATGCACCAACCTTGGTTGGTGCAATCGGAGTAATACTTGGCGTCCGAAATCCATTCGCGGAGTTCGGAGTAATTGACTCCGAAAGTAACAAGCCGCTTAGTGCGCTTGATTTCGGAGCCGGTGGGCAAACCACGTTCGGCGTGATCGTCTGCAAATTTAATTGGGATTTGAACTTCGATGGTGTAAGCATTTTTCATGAATTGGTTCATTTTCAATCTCCTCTAATTGCTTTCACCCTTAAGGCCCCTGCGAATTTAATCGCCAGGGGCTGTTGGGGGGGGTGTGGGGTTTCTTAGTCTATCTCCTCTATGAACGTCCGAAAATCGATGATGGCTTGATCAGGGTCTTCGATGCCCTCTTGCTTAATGCGGGTTACCGCTGCTTGCCAGATGCCGGTGCCTTCTACTAAATCGACCAAGGCATACATTAAGTTGCGCTGTTCTTCTGTGACCTCTGTAAACATCTTCTTTTCTCCTGTTTTTGCCAAGGACAATCCCGGCACCCTCAAGGCCCCTGCTAATTTAATAGCCAGGGGCTGTTGGGGGTTGGGGGATGTTAGGCGGCTTTTACCTTGCGTTTGCGGGGCGTTCCCGCTTTTGTTAAATTGGCTTGATATTCAAGCGCGATTTGGCGTTTTGCGGTTTTTTCTTCTTTGCTTTGGGCGAGGCGAAAATCAGATTTTCCAGAGGTGGTATGTTTGCACCTACCGAATTTTTTGCTCTCTGAGGTGATGTCGATCCCCACGGTGTCTTTTTTGACGCCGTCTACCGTCTGAACTGCATAAACATGGGGGGCGTTGACTTCTACGACTTCGGCAAAATATTTAAAGAAGCCGCCGCCAACCGTGACACCATCGACGCGAATAATATCGCCCACTTTGATTTCAGACGCGGGCTTAACGCACAAGGAATTAAAATGCTCTTGCGCGGCTTGGCCTCGCTTGGTGAGGACTTCGCCCTTACCGTGGCACTTGAAACACCGCGTACCGTGGGATTGGCAATAACTATACTCGCCGCTACCGCCGCACCTAGAACAAGGTTTGGCTTCAAATAATAATGTCATTTTCTTTCTCCTGTTGCGTTGTTGATATTATCAATCTAGTTTATCCTTTAAGGATTGTCAAACGTTATTTATCTATAAAAGATTTTTGTTGAAAAATAAATTTAGATAGAATAAGATGCCAAAAGAATTGGAACCGAGGGGCGCGTGTAATATTCAATAAGCGCAAGGTCAGTCTTCTTACCTGTTGAACCCCTCGGCCCTAAACTTTCAGCAAAATAGAAGATAGGGAAAGACACAACGAAAGGAGATAGCAATGTCAAATATTGCTTTACACGACGTGACCGTTTTAACACCCCAAGAAATCGCGGAATTTCCAACCTCACTAATGGCTGATCTAGCCGCCCAACTCAAAGCCGCTCAGGAACATATTAAAGAAGTCAAGACCGCGCTCGATGCCGGAGCTGAGGAAAAGTATTCTTCTACAGCCGCCGACCTTCGAGACTTCGAGGGCAAAGACACCGGCACGGTCAGATGGGATGATGGCGAATATACTATCGTCACTAACCTGCCAAAAAAACCGAAGTGGGATCAAGCGAAACTTATCGCCATCCTAAACGATATGGACCCGGACGTTGCTGCTCATTACGTTAAGGCGGAATACAAAGTCGAAGAAAAGAAGTTCACCGCCGCGCCGCCAGGCATCCACGCACAGCTAATGCCAGCCAGAACTTTAGAAATTGGCAAACCAACTTATAAGATTGAGGAGACAACAAAATGAAAATCATCACAGCAGAAGAACGCGCTGCTGAAAAGACGACCATCAACGGCGTTATAGGCGGCAAAAGCGGCATAGGCAAGACCAGCCTATTGTGGACGCTCGAAGCCGAAAGCACTTTATTCTTCGACTTAGAAGCCGGTGGCCTCGCAGTCGAAGGCTGGGCCGGGGATACCATAAGACCGCAAACCTGGGCCGAGTGCCGAGATTTCGCTGTCTTTATCGGTGGGCCTAATCCGGCCCTTCCAGATGACCAGCCATTTTCAACGACGCATTACAATAGCGTCTGCGAAACCTTCGGTGACCCGAAATCCCTAGATAAATATCAAACGGTGTTTATCGACAGCATCACGGTCGCCGGGAGGCTTTGCTTTACATGGGCTAGCCAACAGCCGGAGAGCTTCAACGCTCAAGGCAAGCCTGACGTCCGTAACGCCTACGGGCTGCATGGCCGCGAAATGATAAAGTGGCTGACCCATCTTCAGCATACCCGCGACAAAAACGTGTGGTTCGTCGGCATCCTTGACGAAAAAACAGATGACTATAACCGCATCATCTATTCGCTTCAAATCGAAGGCGCGAAAACCGGCATGGAGCTTCCTGGGATTGTCGATGAAGTCATCACGATGGCGGAGGTTCCGCTATCTGATGAAGTCACCGCCCGCGCCTTTATCTGCCAAACCATTAACCAATTCGGCCTGCCCGCCAAAGATAGGTCTGGCCGTCTCGACGCTATTGAGGAGCCTCATCTTGGCAAGTTAATGGCGAAAATCTCGCAACCTCTAGTTCGTGGTAATCTCAACACCGAGATGCCTATTGTTGAAATTGAAAGTGAAGGAAACTAAAATGGAAGACTTTAACCACGCAGACACGCAATCCTCCGGCTTTGATATAATACCGGACGACACCATCGCAACTTTTATCGGCACCGTTAGACCCGGAAGCGCAGGCGACGGCGGGTGGCTTACTCAAGGTAAACCGACAGCCAAATCCCATTCCGGTTGGCTCTGGCTCGATATGGAGTTCGTAATCATCGGCGGTCCATACGACAAACGGAAAGTTTGGCAAAAGTTTATGTGGCATAATGCTCAACCCGCCGACGGCGCAGCCGAAGGGGCGGAAAAAGCCGCAAATATTAGCCGGTCGAATATCCGAGCTATGATCGAAAGCGCACGTAATGTTATGCCTGATGATCATTCGCCGGATGCTCAAGCCAAACGTCAAATCAACGATTTCGGTGCGCTTAACGGCATGACCTTTCGTGCTAAGTTAGGTATTGAAGAAGGCAGCGATGGCTATGATGATAAGAATACTATTAAGTTCTTTATCACGCCGGGCCAAGCCGAATACGCTGGAGAATCGGCGCAACAAGCGGCACCAGTTCAAGAAGTTATCCCATCAACTACACCCCCGTCTTCTGGAGTACCGGCGTGGGCGCAAAAATAATGGCTAATAAAAAAGGAGGGGCGAAAGCCTCTCCTCTTTCTTTAGATGATGAGTTACAGGCCGAGGCTACTAAAAAAGCTGGTGAGGCAATGCACCCGCTATTACAGCAATTTATCGAACACGATTTTAAACGGCCTATTTCTTCCCTCTCGCCAAATGATATAGAGTGGCTTGCCGTCGCTGCTATCTCAGGATGGGTATTATCCCGCGCTAAGCAACACAAAAAATACGGCGGCGACATCGGCGAACTAATAAGGAAGATTGAAGTATGATCGACAAAACAGAAGAAGATAAAAAGCGCCTGCGCTACGCTCGGCATCGAATGACAGAAATAATTGCCGAAATCGGTTTTAATGTAGCGCCGATTAATTACACCGAAGATCAAATTAACACGCTTGTCGAGGCCGCAATCGATGGCTATATCGAAGCCGACAGCGCAATTGATGAGGTGCCTTGGTGATGGAAGAAACAATTCAAGACATAGCCAATGAAGACCTAACAACAACATATTTAGAAAAAAAATGGGGCTGCACGTTTAGAAGGTTTGGAGCATATTCTCCTATTGATTTTTCACTACACAAAAACGGAAAACTAATTGCTGTCGCGGAATTTAAACGCCGCCATAGAACACGAACAGAGTTTGATGACATTTATTTAAACCTTCAAAAATGGATGAGTTTACAGTTTACATCTTTAGGGCTTGAAGTTCCTGGCTTGTTTATTGTCGCATTCAATGACGGTATTTTCTGGTGTGATATTGCAACGATAGACCCGTCTGACCATCGTGTAACAGGTAGAACTGACAGGGGAAGGAAAGCCGACATTCAACCTGTCATTAAAATCCCAACTGGAGTAATGATAGATGCTCGACTTTAATTCACGCCCCAAACAAGGGGACATATCCGACAAGTTCCTGCAATACATAGACGCTGCGATGCAGGAAAAAAACAAGCAGCAAACCCCGCGCAACTATGTCGGCGTGTCAATGATCGGCGCGTCTTGCGAACGTCAGGTTCAATACGGCTACCTCAATACGCCAAAAGATAAGGGCAAAGAGTTCTCCGGCGTCACGCTTCGCAAGTTCGGCGCTGGTCACTATTTCGAAGACGACACCGCCGAGCTAATCCAAGCCGCAGGATTCGAACTAAAAACTATTAAGCCAGACGGTTCGCAATTCG